CGGCAAGTTTCCGAGGACGTCAAGATGCCCGATCTTGGTGCTTGGCACAGACTACCAGGACACATAGGCGAGGTTCTGATCAAGGAAGTCAGAGAAGTTCCGAGCCGCAAGCGCGATCGCTTCTTCGGTAATGTTAGCGCCGAGCGACGCCTCACGCAATATGTTGGCATATTGAGCCTCATTTCCATCAATAACTTGGAAGACCATATTGTTGGGCGACTTCGGGTCCGACACATTTTTGGCAATGCCTTGTTCCAATGCGGCGGCGCGAACAGAATCTTTTACGCTTTCCTGACGGGTCTTCATTGCGACCCAGATTGCAGCTTGAATTTGGTGAGGCTTCCAGTTCATTTCTTTCGCCAAGTCAGCCGTCATCCGCTCCATGAAATCGTATTTTGCGCCGCTACCAACCGCGTCATCAAGAAACCCAAAAGCCCGCGCCATCCACAAATCTTGAGTAGATCCCTGCAGACGGCTGGGGTCAATTTGCACCATAAGATTGTTATAGAAGTTGTTGATCTTGCGCCCTTCAAACGGGATGTTCTCATTCATTACAAGGTGAGCTTTTAGATCGCGATCAAGCGTAGAAATGTTGTCGTAAGAGCCAATTTGGTCGTGCTTGGCGATCAAAAATCGCTTGCCGCTGTCATCCAGTGGAACTTTGGTGACGCCAGCCTTTAAGCCACCAAGCTCTTTCATGTATCTATTAGCCGCCGCAATGGTTTTGAACGTGATCTCGGGGTTAATAATTGTGCCGTTCCAAATTTGCTCACCGACGATGGCGCGGTTGTATGATTTCATTGCGTTTTGCGTGTTCACGTCAACGGAAGTTTGCGGGCTGTAGATCGCAATCAATTGCGCAAATTTGTCAGCCTGATCTTTATTGCCCCCCACAAACTCCAAAATGCGGTCGCTTGAACGCTCGTACCACTCCTTGCCAACATTGCCCTCAACCGCCAGCCCCTTAAGGTCTTGGTATAAAAGCTGCGTGGCTTCCTCACCAGGAAGACTATTGTAACGATCGGCCATCTTCCCGATCTGGGTGCCGCGCACATCGTCAAGCAGCGCCGCCATTTCCTTCGGCGTTGATCCAGCTTTGCCGGCAAACTTTGCCGCCTCAACCGATTTTGCAGCCCCCTCACGCGCGGCAGTTTCAACTGCTTGCTCAACACCACTAGCGCCAGCGCGAGCAGCAACCTCAGCACCCTCAACGCCCAATTTCACACCGCGATTAGCAGCACGCACGCCCATGCCTGCAAGCGGAATGGCGCCAGCCGACGCCAAAGCCGAAAGCTGACGGAACATGGCAGCCTGCTTCTCGTCACCAACTCTCTCAGCCGCCTCCGCCTTGTTCCGAAGCTCATGGGCGTCCATGGCCGAACGGACCTCGCCCACAACCGGCAGGATGTCCAGGACCGTCCCAACCGGATCTTCCTTAACACCCTCCCAGACCGCCGAGCCAAGCGTGCTGATGTCAGACCCCAAACGAGTGAACGGCTTTGGACCAGTTGCAACGTCAATGGCGTAATTCTTAACAGTGGGCAGAATCTCAAGAAGGCCTTGGCCAACCGGGCGCAAGTAATTTCCTATGTTTGGTAACACGCCGGCGCCCAGAGACTGGTCGTCCAACGGTGCCGCTACCTGCATCGCATCGCCCACACCGTAACGCCCAACAAGGTCCGCAAAGGTCCGGGGCGCCTGCACTTGCTCCGGCACAGGCGCAGTCTCATCACTGCTAACGCCGGTTGTAACGCCACCCTCAGCATAGCCCCGAACGTAACCGCCCGCAGCAAAGGGAATGCGCCCCATGTTCAGCACGTTTCCTGCGGGGGCTTCCTGCTTATCCCAGTAGTCGCGCAAGCCGCCAATACCGTGCATGTTAAGATTCGTAGCACTAGGCGTAAACGACCACGACTGCTTTGCGTCCTGCCGCCAATGGCCGCCCGTGTAACCATCAAAACCGTTCCAGATACTATCCTGCGAAAACGTCGGATGGTTTGGTTTTTTGAATTGGCTTGTAAGATGGCCGCGCCCATCTGGCTTAAGCTGACCGGCAGCAAACGCACCGCGCATGTCGTAATCTGCCAAGTCGCGCTGGCGCCCTATTTGCTTAATTAGCGACTGGAATTCCGTTTCAAGTTTTTCGGATAGGACTGTGTTGTATTGACCGCTGTAATCCGGCGGTGTCGCGTCATCACTGCTAACGCCGGTTGCAGTGCCACCGTCAGCGTAGCCCTGGGGCTCAACAATGCTTGCCGCAATCGCCGCAATAACCGCCGGATCATACACCTGAGCCGAACCCACAACCGAGCCGCCGTCCGCATACTTACGCGCCAAATCAATCAAACCACCATCAGCTAGTTTTGGTGGCGACATTGGGCGCCCGTTTTCTACTGTCGCCATTGCGTCAATGAGTTGGCGCCTTACGGCCGGGTTGGCCATGTCTATCGCAGCGCCAGGCTCAACGCCCAGATTGCGCGCAATTGTTGCACCGTAGGCAGACGGGTTGTTGTCCCCGTCGCCAGCCGGAGCCCAACGGGCAATGATGGATTGCGGCGTGTTCAAGCCGCGATCGGCGTATGATTGCAGCAGTCTATCCGCCGCATTAATGCCGTCGTCCATCGAGGCAAACCGCCCAAACCGCCCGTCAGTGCCCTCATATCCAGGTTGCCCACGGGCAAACGAACCATCAATAATGTTGAGCGGATTGTTGTTGCGATAGCCGCGCGGCACATTAGGATTGCCCGTAAGCTGCGTCTTAGGCGCAGCTACCTGCGGCTCTGCCTGTGGTGCTACCGCCGCCTGTGGTGGTGCTGTCGCCTGTGGTGCTGTCGCCTGTGGTGCTGCCTGTGCTGCCGCCCGCAAAGCAGACATGAACTCACGCGGAATGAACTCCGCAGGCTGCTGCGGTCGAGAATCAGGCACGCCTATCAACTGACGCGGTGCCGGGCGCATTAGCGGTTGATACGGTGCGGGGTCGCCCCTGTTGCTGCGTGTTACCATTTGACCTTGTCCGCCCAGTAGGCCGCGCTACTCTTACCCTTGGCAATATTAGCAGCGTGCCGAGACTTAAAGCTAGCACGCTTGGCCGTCATCCTATCACTCTCGCCAGCCTTGGGTGCGCCAGCAGTGCTAGCACCCTGTTCCCCAAACCGAATGATCTTAGGCTTGCCGTCAACCGTGGTCTTAACGACATGAGACTTGGTCGGATGCCCAGGCGTGCGGCGGGGCTTGTTAAGAGGCAAGCTGTCCTTGTCGATCGGGTTGGCCATACTACCTCCGAAACCGTGCAGTCTTATCCGCAATCGCCTTAGGCTGAGCTACAAACTGCTTACCCTTAGCCGTGCCAGCCCGCTTAGCCTTTGTGGTAGCAGCATACTCCTGCGATGATAACGCCTTAATCGCCTTCTCGGGCAAATAACGCTCGCCAGTCTCAGACGACGGCTTGCCAGACTTAGTGCGCCATTTTTGATCGCCCCAGTCTTTCAGAGACTTCTGCGGAGCTTTCATTTGTAACCACCACCCTTCTCCTTATACTTCTTGGCAAGCAATTGCGCCTTGCGCGCACTCCAATCGCCTGCGCCAGTGCCCTGCACCGCTGATGCCTTAACTGACTCAAACAGCTTCTTCCGCATGCCCGGCTTGGTGTAAACACCCGCAGCGTTAACCTTGGATTCAGACTTATCACGCGGCATACGGGTTTACCCTTTCGTGCCTTACCGGCCTAGGCTCATCCGGGTCCTTAGCTTTCGGCAGCTCAAACCACCCATCATTCTTCAGGTATATCACCGCTTGCGTAAATGTATCAACATAGTCGTCATGTTCAGCCACCGGAAACTTCGCCAGTTGCTTAATGAAAGCACCAGCCCAACTCACCGGATGGCCGGGGTTCTTCCTCGACTCCGGCACCCATAGTAGCCCCAACTCCAACGTTGGCGCAGACTGGTGCGCCCTACTGGTCTTACTGGCATTACCAGGGTTGTAGCCGACGGCTGGAATGCGTGCCAGTCTGAAATCCTGCAGTAGGCTTTGACCACTAGCCTTGGCCTCAACTAGCACTCGATCAGGGCGCCTGGCGCGACCATACGGCGAATCCTTGGACATACCACCATACTCTGTCTGCCAATCCTTGATCGCGCGAGTGCGCAATTCGGGATAACTTAAGTGTTCGTCCCATGCATCAATCAGCATGACATTGCGTTCGCCCTTAAGCGTAAACACCGCCCAAACAGTACACGCTGTAGGATCATTCGCCGCGCTCTCGCTGAATGCGCAGTCGTATGATTGTAGGATGTATTCAAACGGCGGCAACGCCTTGTCACATGGCCAGTGCTGAAATTTGCTGACGTCGAGAATACCACCCTCGGCTGGTGCAGGGTCCTGCTGCAATTGTCCCGCAGTACCATAGACACCTAGGCTCTGTTTCAGGCTGGTGATCTCAGCATCGCCAAACCGCTCGGGACAAATTAACTCGCCCTTGGTAGTGCGCGGATCATACGGACCCAGCGTTGTATTACGCTGTCGGCCGTCATACTCGGCTGGAATACACACATGCTCCCAACCGCCTTGCTCTAGTATAATACCACTAGCATCACGCTCATGCAGACGTTGCATCACAGTTACCATGGCGTCTAGCTTTGGGTCATTAAGCCGCGTTGCCCATACCATATTAATCCAGTCAATGGTCGACTCACGTATAGTATCGCTTTGAGCATCGCGCGCTGAGTGTGGATCGTCTAGAATTAATCGCGAACCACCTTCGCCAGTAGCAGTACCACCAACTGATGTTGCTATGCGATAACCTGTCTTATCATTCTCGAATCGCTGTTTAGCATTCTGATCACCAGCAAGCGTTAACATGTGCCCCCATCGATCCCGATACCAGGGTGATTGCACCAGCCGACGCGCTGATAAATTGTCGCGGATGCTCAACACACTCGAGTAAGACGCACATAGGTATTTGTGATGCGGTGCTGACAACCATTCCCACATCGGCCACATAACACTCACAATCAGTGACTTGCTATGTCGCGGTGGAATGTTAATCAAGAGTCGACGTATATCACCAGCGCTAACAGCTTCAAGGTGTTCGCATATTACCTCAATATGCCAACTGGGCACAAATGGCACGCCGGGCTCTACTACATGCCATGCTTGCTTAACAAACTCATAGAGTGACGCCGATGCAGCACGACGTGACAGCTCAGCTTCGACGACTGTCATCATCACATGCGGGTCGAACGACGCATTCACGGCGCAGTCTTACCTTTAAGCAACAATTGCTGCATGATTAGCAGTTCTTCATCGTTTAGACCACGCATTTGCACTTGTAGTGTTGCTATCGCAATCGGACCACCATCAGCACCCGTAATCTCTTGCACTACTCTATCACCATACTTGCGCGGTGCAGTCTTAGCAGCATGCCATTTGCGAGCATCGATGCGATTGCGTGCACGTTGTGGGTCGTCATCATTATCAGCAATGTCAATGATTTGCCCGGCGAAAGTATCTTGCTGCGCTTCCCGAGCACGCGCGTAGGCTTCCGCGAAGGCGGGTTGTTTCTGCAGCCATCCGTAAACACCATCGATACTAGGCATATCCGAATCCGAACAGATAGACGTAATAGTACGCCCATCAGCGAGCATGATACAGATTCGGTCAGCGATATCAGCGCTATAGGTTGATTTACGCCCAAGCGCTAGCAGCAACTCCGGCGGCTTCTTTTTTGTCATACAGCCTCCTAATAACACGCGACGCCTAGCACAAACGCAACCGCAACGCAAAGCCCTACCGCAAAGCCCCCAACACAAGCGCAAACCGCATGCGCCGGGAGCATCCCCGACATGCAAACCATACAGCAAACTGCGCTTGGCCTCCCGCACCGACAAGCGCATATTGCGGTCATAGAGAAACACAAGGAGACACGGACATGGCCACCCTACTCAACGCCTACCGCGCCGCACCAACCGCCGCCAACCACGCCAAACTCGCCCGCTACCTTGACCGCCACGCAATGGCGCTTTGCTTCGCGACCGCCGAAGATTTCGAATTTCTTAAAGCAAACGGCTTCAACGTTTAACTACCTGGGGGGCTTCGGCCCCCTCCACCCCGCACACAAGGAAAAATGAAAATGACTAAATCCGAAGCCACCGCCGCCGCCCGCGCATTCATCGCCCGCAACAGCAGCCGCGTATGGTCGATGCGAGACATCGACGCGGTGATGCCTCGCGGTTGGGAAATCCCGCTGGGTGTCGGGACAAGTGATTTTTACCCGATCACCATCGGCAACGTCGCCCGCCAGATCCGCGACAACGCAGTGCCCGCGCGCCATGACGTATAGGACAGTCTCCGCCCTCTACGTCGAGCCAGTCGGCGTCTACAGCGGGGTGCCGGGCGTTGAGTGCTGGGCGGAGGTGCGCGATGCTCGCACCTATGCCGGCCCCCATCCAGTCGTGGCGCATCCTCCATGCCAGCGATGGGGCCGGTTCT